AGAATACCATAAGAGCGAGGCTCTCAGTGCGTCTGGTGCAAAGACGATAGCCATGAAGTCATTGGCTCACTACAAGTATGGCGAAGTAAAGCATAGCCCTGCATTTGACCTTGGAACGTGTACTCACACACTCGTATTCGAGCCGCATATGAAGAACAGCGTTTGGTGCGGTCCTGATAGTCGTCGTGGTAAAGAGTGGACGCAGTTAAAAGAAGAGGCCGAGGCTGAAGGCGCGATACTGCTCACCAAATCAGATTATGATCAGGCAAACAAAATGGCAGAAGCCGTGCTCAGCAATCCGGCTGCCGCAGATTTGTTATCTGGAGACCTAGTCGTCGAGGCTAGTATGTTTGCTCACGATAGCATTTACGACGTAGAGACAAGGGCTAGGCCAGATGGATGGCGTAAGGATATTGCTGCCCTCATAGATCTCAAGACGACTGTCGATCCGAGCCCAGAGGGCTTCGCACGTCAAATAGGCAACTTTGGCTATCACATGCAGGATCAATTTTACCGCAGGGTATGCACACTAAATGGCATCGAGATAGATCGATTTATATTTATTGCGGTAGGTAAGGATTCTCCACATTGCGTTGGAGTATACGAACTCGATTGGCGCACGCTCGATGAGGGCAAAGCGGCAGTCAAGTACGCGCTAGAGCAATTTGCTGCGGCGCAAAAGAGCGGCGTATGGGGCTCTGGTTATGGTGAGCTGCAAACTCTCCAGATACCACCATATGCTTTTAAATTTTCGGCAAACTAGTCAAGGAGACACATATGCCAATAACATTTGGATCTGCGGAGAGTACCGCATCATCAAACTTTATCAGGTCAAACCTTCCACAAAATAAGTGGTGGGTAAAAGCTGAAGGCGGAGACGAGCCTATCGATATGGAGAGAGGCTTCGCCATAGACATCAAAAACGTGACCTTCGGGTGGCTGCATATTGATGTTGGCGTAAGAGACTGGCAGGCGTGGCCTAGCCCGTCGCAGTCAACGCCAAGACCTAGCGATAGCCACAAGCAAGGCTTTGAGGTAGACTGTTGGCTCTCAGATGGTCGTGAGGCGTCTATGAGCGGCAACTCGTATGGGTTAGGTCAATTCATAGCCAAGCTTTACAACAAGGCTGAGACGGCTGACGAGTTTACGGCAGGCAAAATACCCGTAATACAAGTCACGAGCTCAACGCCTGTAGTAATAGGCAAAGGCACGTCATATGACATTGGCTTTAATATCCGCTCATGGATTGATAAGCCAGAAGAACTGGAGGAGGGCGCCAGTGGCGGTACGCCACCAGTAAAGGCGGAGGCAGCTCCAAAAGCTCCGCCGAAAGCTTCCGAAGACGCCGACACAGACTTCGGTTTCTAGGAAGACGCGACGCCCTTGGGTCAGGTCTAGGGCGTCGCACTTAATCAGAGGTATAATAAAATGAGCGAATCATATTTTGAAAAAGTACGTGAAAGCGTTGTAGGCGACGTTGTACATGCATTACGTGGAGGGCGTAATGAGGTATTAAACAAGGCAGCTTTCACAATTGGAAGGCACGCGCACCTAGCGCCTGCTTTACTAGACAGAGCCATCGTGGACTTACACGGTGCGGCAAAACAAATCGGATTAAACGAGATAGAAATTAAGGCGACCATTGGGTCAGGTTTTAAGCGTGGCGGTGAAAACCCAAAGACATTAGAAAACTCTGACGCAGTGCCATATACTGCAAGCGACTTTGATCGTTTAATTAGTAAGCTTGCGGCGTCTGATCTACTAGCGAGAGACGACGAGACGCGAAGCGACAAAATGAAAAAGGCGCGCCTGACTTGGGAGCGCAGCGTGCCAATTACCAGAGAAAACAAGGACGCAGTAAGACCTGCACTATTGTATCTCAATCATCGTGGCCTCAGAGCGAGCTCAGCGGAGAACGTAGCACGGTTTAGCCCTAATGTGTACGACGGTCCTGCAATTGTCTTTCCTGCTCTAAACGAGCTTGGTGAGGTGCAAGGCATACAAAGCGTATTGCTTACTCCAGAGGGACGTAAGCGCGAGCATAACGAGATAAGTAAGTACAGCCGTGGCGTTATGTCGGGCAATGTAATGAGCATTGGAAGCACGGGACCGATTATATTAACCGAGGGTCCAGAGGATGCGCTAAGCGTGCGTCAGGCCGTCGGAGATGAAGCCACAGTGGTGTGTACGTTTGGTAAGGCCGGCATGTCTACTTACAATGTCCCGAGAGCGTCAGACGTCACGATATGCGCTGATCCTGATTTAAATGTGGATGATGTTGTAGACGTACTGAAAGGCGACGGCTCGACTAGCGTGTATGTCGTGCGCTTCGACGCACTTGGGGTCGATAATGTCAAAGACGCTAACGACTACTTACGGGAAGTAGGAGAAGCCAAGTTGCGCGAAGCACTCGCAACAGCTAAGCCACACGAACAAGAAGTGCAAGAGGCATTAGAGGCCGAGAGGCAGTGGCCGACGCCCTTCACTTGGATCGACCCGAAGTTGATCCCTGCGCGACGTTGGATCTATGGAAATCATTACATTAGATCCAACGTCAGCGTGCTTGCATCGGCAGGAGGCGTCGGTAAGACGTCGATGCAGATCGTCGAAGCTTTGGCTATTGCCACCGGAAAGCCATTGCTCGGCGAGGAGGTGCGCGAGCAGTGTAACGTCTGGGTCGTAAACCTAGAAGACCCGTTAGAGGAGATGCAGCGCAGATTAGTTGCCGCAATGCTGCACTTTAACATTGCCCCAGAAGACGTTGAAGGCAGGCTATTTCTCGACGCAGGGCGTGACATGCAGATCATGTTTGCGAGCCAAGGACGGGACGGCATACAGGTGCATGACGAGCTCGTTGACTACATGATTCAAAAAATCGAGCAGCATAAAATCGGGGTGGCATTTATCGACCCGTGGGTTGGAGCCAATCAGATTAACGAGAACGATAACGTCGCAATGAACGCGGCAGTGTCTGCGGTGCGGCGTGTCTGCGATGCGACGGACTGTAGTGTCGGCTTGGTGCATCACATACGCAAAGGTAATGGCGACGAGGCGACGGTGGACAGCGTGAGGGGCGCCGGCTCGCTCATCGGGGCGGCGAGGGCTGCGAGGGTCATTAACAAGATTAGCCAAGAAGATGCGCTGAAGCTTGGCGTCAGCGAGCAGGATAGCCTCGGAATATTCAGAGTTGACGACGGCAAGGCAAACCTAGCTCCGCCTGCCGCACATGCCGTGTACCGTCGCATGGTCGGGGTGCAGCTACCCAACGGGGAGTACGTAGGTGTAGCTACGTCGTTTGCAATGCCAGATCTATTCGACGGTATCAAGCCGAAGGATGCGTTAGCGGTGCAGCGTGCAGTCGGTGAGGCGGAAGGCAACGACGAGCCGTACCGGTCAGACGTCAGGGCGAAGAACTGGATCGGCGTTGCCGTGGCCAGTGTGCTCAAGCTAGACTTGGATAAGAAGCACGAGAAGGCAAAAGTGCGAGCTGTAGCCAAGAAGTGGCTAGAGACTGACGTACTGCGTCACTCAACGTGGTTAAGCAAGCGCGATGGGCGCGAGGTTCCTGTAGTTATCGTTGGCGAGTGGATAAGCAGGGAGGAGGCAGGGCTGTGAGTACGCACACTGTAAAAGCAAAGCGCAGACATCCAGATACGGAGCGCGAGCATTACGAGGTGGCTCATATAACCTTTGAGCTGTCCAAGAAGGATCACACATTCGCGCTGATAGCAGGCGAGGCATTAACAGCCAGAGATCGTAAGCCGCTGTTCAGCGGCGTTATAACGGATCATATGGCAGATGACCTCGAGGTTGTGGCTTGGCGTATCAGGCAGCTCAAGCTGCTACAGGAGGGAAAGGACGGGAAATGAGTAAGAGGCCAGAGAATAAGATGAAGCTTGCCGAGATCATTTGGGACGATGATGCAGGGGAGGCGAGCATCGTGTGGGAGAAAGAACATAAGCCAATAGCACCGATACCAGTTATGCAGTATGTGCTCCTGTTCGATGCGATGGTGGATGTGGCTCACGAAGCCAACAGAAATATGGCCGATTTACAGCGTATGCTCAAGCTGTCGCTGAACGGTAATGAGACGGTCCATTGAGGGGCTTTGGGGTGTTACCGCAGTTACCGCAGTTACCGCAGTTGAAGTGCGGAAGACTGCGAGGAGTGCGGAAAATAACGTCAAAAACCTTCCGCCGCAGTTGTTACGTATATATACGTAACTGCGGCGGTAAGTTCGGACGTATTAGATTTAACTGCGGAAAAGAGGAGGTGTAGTTTCATGGCAGCTAAAAGAAGGGTGAGCGCAAATAAGGCAAAAGATAGGAAGACGTTTGATACGCGTCATGGCGATCAGAGTAAACCGATCTCCGCAGGGGTGTGGGGTCAGCTAGAGCCGTTGGATCGTAAGGCGAGGGAAATGGAGCGGAAGTGGGGCGATAGCCTTCCGTCGCTCGTAGACCCAGAACTTGCAGGAAGATTTAGGGCGGCATACGAGGCGCTCGGGAAATTTGTGTCCGAGGAAAACATTGTGGCGACGCACGAGGTAGCAGGGCAACTGATGAAGGCGTGGGACAAGTTGGAGAAGGTTGCACTGGATGCAGGGCATGAGCCGTTGCCTGCACATGCATATGCCGTGACAATGGAGGACAGTGACAATGTCGTATGCTTTGCAATGGAAGGCGTGTCGGAGTTACGGGTAAAGTATCCCAACTGGGTCGTGTATAGCTTTGAGGATGCGGCAAGGGTCGTGCGGCAGGAGTTCAGCGATGAGTTCTTGAACGAGGCGTTCTCGTCCTTCCCGAAGGCGAAGATTACGCACATTGTGGACAAGGGTAATACGATACCAATTATGGAGGATGAAATACCGTGGTGAGATGGTCAGTGTACAACGATGGACTGAGGGTGTGGGTTGATGGTAAACTGGTTGCAACGATACCGGCGAAAGATCTGCCATACGTTATGAAAGCGGTGGCATCGTTTGTATGTGACCGCTCTGAGATGGAGGAAAAGTAAATGGGTAAAGTTGGAGATGTAAAGCTAGCCAACGTAAACAAGGTTGGTGAGGACGAGCTGTTTAATCGCTTGGCTACTGGCACGACGTTGACTGAGCTGCTTAAAGAAGTTGGCATTGGCTATAAGTTATGGGCTAGGTGGCTTGATAGCGATGATGGTCGTCGTCAGCGGTACGCTGATGCTCAAGAGCAGTCGGCTCACTTCTTTGCGTCGAGAGCGGTGAGCACGGCGGTCAACACGCATGAAGTGGATAGCACAATCAATTCGGCCAAGCTTCAAGTAGAGACTGATAAGTGGATGGCTGCTAAGCTTAATGCTCAGTATGATACGAGGCACAGAGAGGTTGCGGTAAACATTAGCGTTGGCGATTTACATGCGGAAGCTGCGGCGTTGTTAAGGCAAGTTAGCGGTGATGTTATCGAGGGAGAGGCGGAGGACGTGAGCGATGATTAACCTCGATTCAATGCATCGAGTAACCGACGCGCAGGCGCGTGCGCGAATACTGCGCCGCAGCATTAAAGTCAATGTGCTACTATATGTAGTAGCTAATCAACATATAGACGTTAAAGCAAAGGGCATACTATATGCGGTACGGTTTTGTTAACATAATAAGTATTATACGAAAACGAGTGGTTAAAAAGCGATTTGACCCCCCCCTTGATTCTGCGGCGACGGGTGCAAAAATCGATGACCCCTTCACGCACCCCCGAAAAAAATTTTCCACATAATGGAGCACCGACATGAACAAGCCTACCAGTAATCCCTTCCTGCAACTGATGCGACGCTACCAGAGCGACCCAGTTGCCTTTGCCACCGAGGTCATTGGCATTGAGCCTGACGTATGGCAGAGCGAGCTGCTTATGTCGGTGGCTGATCCGGAGCGCAGACGTATAACTGTCCGATCTGGACACGGTGTTGGGAAATCAACTGCCGTGGCGATGGCTGCCGTGTGGCACGTTTTGATGCGTGTTCCGAGCAAGACGGTTGTCACGGCGCCCACCTCGGCGCAGCTCTTTGACGCCTGCTTCGCTGAGATGAAAAATGTAGCCAAGAGGCTCAAGCCGCCCTTTGACAAGCTACTCGAGGTTAAGTCTGATCGCATTGAGCTGAAGAAGAGCCCCGAGAGCGCATTTATATCGGTTCGCACGTCTCGGGCAGAGCAGCCGGAGGCGCTCGCCGGCGTTCATAGTTCGGATGTGCTTTTAATCGCCGACGAGGCAAGCGGCGTCCCGAATGCCGTTTTTGAGGCCGCCAGTGGATCGATGTCGGGACACAATGCGACGACGGTGCTCACGGGTAACCCGACGCGGAACACGGGTTTCTTTTACGACACGCATAATCGGCTGCGAGATGATTGGCATACGATGCATGTCTCGTGCGTGACGTCGCCGCGAGTGTCTGATGATTATATCGATGACATGAAGCGGCGGTACGGCGAGGACAGCCCTGCGTATCATGTGCGTGTTCTTGGCAACTTTCCGCCGTCCGAGGAGGATACGGTTATTCCCGTGTCGCTGATCGAGCACGCGATGGCCAACGACATTAAGGTGCACGAGGATGCTGCTTATGTGTGGGGGTTGGACGTCGCACGGCAGGGCAACGATAGCAGCGTGCTCTGCAAGCGTCAGGGGCCGGTGATACATCCGCTCACTGTGTGGCGTAACCTCGACCTGATGCAGCTCTCTGGGGCTGTTAAGGCGGAATACGATATTCTGCCACCGTCCAAGCGCCCCAATGAGATCATCGTCGATAGCAACGGGTTCGGGGCAGGCGTGTTAGATCGATTGCGTGAGGTGGGTTTACCTGCCCGTGGTTTAAACGTGTCGGAGCGTGCCATGTCGAAGGATACGTATTTGAACCTGCGAGCTGAGATATGGTTTAGGTGCAAGGCGTGGCTCGAGGGTATGGACGTGCGCCTGCCTAAAGATGATGCGTTGTACGCTGAGCTTGCGGCGCCTCGTTATCACTTTACCTCGTCGGGCAAGATACAGGTGGAGAGCAAGGAGTCGATGAAGAAGAGGGGGGTTGTGTCGCCTGACAGAGCTGACGCCGTTTGTTTGTCACTGGCTAATGATCACACGACACTGGCGTCTGGAACGAGCTCGGCCGGCGCATGGAGCCGACCGTTGAAGCGTGCTATTAGGGGCGTGGTTTAGGCGGCTTCTTTGTATCGCCTGTAGCCGTGTTCTTTGCGGTACTCTTCGATCTCGTCGAGCTTCCAGAGAACCTCGTTCCAATCGTATGAACAATGCCCGTCAATGACGCCTAAGTCGGCAAAGTCGAGGTGCTCGTTATTCTCGTCCACGTCATCGTAGCTAATCCATTTCTGGACGTCGTACTGACGTGACGGTCCGATTTGCTC